CATTCCACAAGCCCTTCATGTATTGTTGAACATATGTTGGCCACAACCACATCTCCTCAGGCAACTGTGGCAAATAATCGAACTTAACAGTCTCGACTCTAAGGTGTGATTCCTCGAGATCCACCTGCCGATTCTGTATAAGACGATTTTCGCCATCAAAGGGCAACATGCAATCAACTCTTTTCTTTATACGGGCAGGCATGCCCTGAGCATTCAACAGTAAGAACTTGAGTTGATCTTTAGTGAACCGAATGCCATCCAATATGGGCATGCCAGCAGGCACTGTAGCTGGTCTTCCGTTGTTATTCGTATGTGGTGGTGGTGATCTGGGTGGCCGTGGAGGTAAAGGCGGAGGCACTGGAGGCGGTGCATAGACATGCCCCGTACCATCCAGTCTCAATGAACGCAAAGGAATAAACTTTAACTGAGGGGCGCCATCACCCACTGACATAGGAGGCGCTGAAGGTACAGGGTCTGTCTGTGTTGATGCCCCAACTGTCACATCTTCAGATAAGGTCGGTGCAGACAAATTTACTTGCGAAGTGGTGGTGACAGGAGGAGTCACAGAAGGTGTCATTTGGGTGGTGGTTGTCGTTGTGGTGGTTGCAGTTGTAGGTGAATCCATCGTGGGTGAAGTACCTGGCACGGTACAGGTGTCGTCATGACTTTCAGGGTCACAAGANGCACTCATCAGCTCAAACCAATCATCTGGAACCGCGTTAAATTGTGTTTCACCCCCGTACAAATCGTCTTCTGCATATTCTTCATCTTGTGCCGGATCAGCACAAAAATGACTGTTATTAATGCACGTCTGACAATGTGTGGGTATCTGCAATCCTCTTTCAAGAAACCAAGCCTCATGCCGAACAGTCAGCTCAAAAGGGGCAGCACAAAACCGGCATTTGTACTTATGGACTTCACCTTCATCGCGCTCAGGTGTATAAGAATCAGGCACTAATTTGTAAACATCTCCATCTTTGAAGTAACGCATTTGATGACGACTGATAGCCAGGCCTCTGTAATAAATAACACCTGTTTGTTTGAAAAATCGTTCAAACTTATCACGAGGCTTGACAGGCGTATCCAATACTGCATCACCCACTTGTATTTTAATGTGCACAGTGTCAGGTTCTTCTGACTGCGGCGGATGTTGAAATACGTCACCTTGTCTAATCACCGCATACAGACACTGCCTACAGCGAGGGACATTTTCACTGTAAAAAACCCCATCTTTTCTCAACCCCTTGCCGGCATGTGGGCAGACAGGACCTGGATTTTCCTCAACACCTGAGCGTATCAAATCTGTCTCTATAATGACACGCTTCGTAACGGTGTAAGAAATTTTACCTGTTTTGCGAACCTCCTTGAGTGGGACTGACTGATATTCTGGGTACAACGCTATCACTCCCATATCCTTAAGCTTGTTACCCCAGAATTTAGTACCAGCATCCCCTTCTGGTCCAAATATACGGTCCAATTCAGCGTCAGCCTCTTCATCTGTGTCGTAGCCAGGGTTTTCAATGTCTTTATTTGCGCGCTTTAACATAATAAGCACCTCTTGCCTCGAAGTGCTTTGCACAATGTCCAAGTGCTCATAAAAAACATCTTGCAAAACCCTGCTCTCCTTCTTGGAGTACTGTTTCTCCTGGACATGCCACGGTGGCAGTGTACCAAACCTCTTCCATACTTTCAAAGTTTTCACGTACTCATTTTCGTACACTCTTTTAACAGGGCGATCAGGCAAAGTTGCATCCTTCCCCAATCTCTTTCTCCTATTCCTAAGAGTAACGTCTACTTTCGGTGTCAACATTCTCTCTTTCTTTTGAGGCTTGTTTTCGACAGTTGTCGGTAACAACTGGAACTTTTCTGTCATGCGCTGTTGTCGCGCATTGCCACCATATTGCAGGGCCAATCTTCCCAAAACATCTCGTTTAAACTGCTTCTCAATGTGGTAAGCAACAAACTTGCTCCTTCGGATATGCAGTTTAACATTGGGCTCAACAACTCGGTTCTGTTTTGTGGTTATTTTAAAATGCACGCCTTGTGGTCCCTGATGCTTCAATTTGACAGCCTTTCTTTTCGCCAGGTCACGAGCTTTATACGTGTCTCTGGCTGTAGAGGGCTTCAATGCAGGCAGCGCTCCACGCTTGGCCCGATGTGATCGACTTTTAATAGAAAAGTCGACAATGTGAGGCAGGACTGTTTTGCCGTGATGTGAAATGTGTCTGATTGACACAGGACTGGTCACGTTGTGCGTGTTAAGTGAAGGAAGTAAATTCTCTTCATCAGTACCCAATGTGTTATCCTCAATGGCTTGGGTGAACCAAAGGGGAAGCCGTCATCCGGGTCGCGAAGTAGCGTTATCCGAACTAAGGTCGACAGCAGACCTCGCTGCTGGCAGGGCATACAGTTAAATCATTTAAACAATCACGCATGTCCACGTATCACACGCATGCTCAGGTCACCCCCAATAGAAGAGTGCTAGCACTAGATAATGTGATGCGACACTAGATAGTGATCGTAAAAACGATGAAACCTTTT